CATGCTCTGTCAGATCTCGAGCAAGCGGCGATCGATACAGCCAAGAATCTGGTTCTCGGTCTGCTTCAGATTGTTGAGGAAATTGCGCGAGTAGCGCCTAAATTTGTCGATGCGATTCTCAAGATTGTTGACGCTATGCTTGCTGGAATTGTCAAAGAAGCGCCAAAAATGGGCGATGCATTTACGGCTCTAATTACCGTAGCGCTTAAAGTTCTGCATGATAATCAAGCAAAGATTATTCAGGCAGGATTTGATCTTCTGGTGGCATTACTTAAGGGAATTCGCAATAATCTTCCGGCGATTGTCGATGTTGTAGTAGATATTGTGGTTAAATTCTTTAATTCTGTAGCTTCTAATATTAACAGAATTGTCGATGCTGGAGCAAATCTACTTACGGCATTTATCAAGGGAATTGCCAGAGAATACTCAAAGATTGTGACTTCGGTTCTCGATATTATCGAGAAATTTATTGGAGCAATTGCGGCTAATCTTGGAAAGATTGTCACTGCGGGTTTGAGTGTATTGACAGCTTTCTTGGGAGCTATTGCCGATAATCTTGGAAAGGTAATCTCAGCAGGTAAGGACGCTGTTGTTTCCTTTATCGAAGGTGTTGGCAATGCAGCAGGAGATGTTGTTCGCTCTGCTGTTGATACTATGATCAAGTTTATCAATACCATTCAGCAAGAATCTAACAAGCTAATTGACGCTGGTATGAAAGCTATTGTCAATTTCTTGAATGGTGTTGCTGCTTCGATCGAAGCCCATTCGGGTGAGATGAGAGCCGCTGGTTTCAGAGTTGGTGTAGCCATTGTCGATGGTATGACTGGTGGGTTAATCAGTAAAGCTCAGGGTCTTTACAACACGATCTCTGGAATTGCGAACAAAGCTATGGGTCTTCTCCATAAGATCCCAGGGATTCATTCGCCGTCTACAGTAACTACTGATATTGGTGAGAACATCATTCTGGGGCTTGTCAAGGGTTTGGAAGATACTGCTCCTCAAGTCTATAGCTCAGTTGAGACCGTAAGTTACGGGATTATTAATGGGGTCAAAGACATATTCCAGATTCATTCTCCTTCAGAAGTTATGCGTAAGCTTGGTCAGGATGTTGTTCAGGGATTTGCTGTCGGTATCAGAGGTTCTGCCGATGATATTCGTGGCGCTTTCCAAGACATGAACAACAAATTGGCCGATGAGATGGCGAATGCTCGAGAAACAATTGCTTCTGAGAATGAAAAGCTGTTGGCTGCTCGAAAAGATCTCAAAGAAAAACAAGATAAGCTGGCAAAAGAGCAAGCAAGTAAGAAACCAGATGCTGATACAATCAAGAGCATCAAGAGCGATATTGATGACGCACTGACAGGCATCAAGGGTATTCAGGCGGTTATTACTGAAAATGAGAATGTTCTTTCCAAAACTACAGCAGCACATAAACTCTTGACAAAGACGCTGAAAGATGAGAAAGACGAATTAATAAAGACCGCTAATGAATACGACACTATTACAGCCAAATTGGATGATGCCACGCAGAAGCTCAAGGATCTTCGACAAGAAAGACAAGATCTAGAAACAAGCACTGCTGCTGCATTTGGCGCACGTCCTGATCTTGATACTACAACGCCCGAAGATATCAAAAAGGCTAGACAAGATATCAAGGATGCACAGACAGAAGTTGTAAATCAACAAAAGGATGTTGTTAAAGCCAAAACAGAAGTGGCCAAAGCTAAAGCTGATATTACTGAAGCAGAAGCAAAGCTTGCTGAAGTTCAAGGTGAAGAACAAGATACGATCGACAAAGCTCAAGAAGCTGTCGATAAATCAAAAGAAGATCTCGCTGGGAAGATAGAAGCCCAGACCAAGGCTCAGGATCAGGTTACGAAAGCTCAGCTTGCGGTTGCGGAGCAGCAGAACAACCTGAAAGAGCTTCTGAAAGGTAAGACTCTGGATTCTGCAGGCAATTCTGTCGACCAGTTGGCTACATATGAAGATGCGCTCAAGCATCAGACTTCGGCTGTTGGCGCATATAACTCGACTCTTCAGCAGCTTAGAAAGCTTGGCCTCGATGACGGCACCTATCAGAAACTTGTAGACGATGGTGTTGCTGATGCCGCCTTTGCAAAGCAGTTGCTTGCTGGTGGTCGTACTGCTGTCGACAAGTTGAACAAGCTCGACGCAAACCTTCAAAGAGTATCGACAAGACTGGGTACGAATGTCGGTAAGAATTTGAAGGATGCTGGTGTTCTAGCACAGAAAAGTCTTGTCGAAGGTCTTCAGCAGGATCAACATGCCGCTGCGAACACAATGCATGAAATTGGTGTGGAGATGGTAAGGGAGCTCAAGAAGGCTCTTGGTATGAAGTCTCCATCCAAGGAAATGATGGAAATCGCAGAACTTTCGATCGCCGGTTTGGTTATCGGATTCGAGAATACCGGTGACCAAGTAGTTACCGCTGTTAATGGTATTGCCAATGATGCTATATCTGCAATGCAGAAATCGTTGGGAAGAGTATCAACCGCGGTAGCAACGGAGATTAATGCAAATCCGGTTATCACTCCAGTTTTGGATCTTACAACTGTCAGATCTCAAGCTCGTGAATTAGCTGCTTTGACGACGACAAATTCTACGAGTCAAGCGTCAGCTATATCTGCGACACAGGTAGCTGCAGTCGATGATGGAACGACAGTGGCTGGCGCTGGATCAGTTATATTTGAGCAGAACAATTACTCGCCGAAAGCGCTTACAGAAATTGAGATCTACAGACAGACAAAGAACCAAATTTCGCAGATGAAAGCCGCACTTACCCTTAATTAAAACTCTCAGGCCCCCTTCGGGGGGCCAAGGAGGTTCTAATGAAATGAAGGAGGTCTGAAAGCTGTGTTAACAGAACTGAAAGCATACAGTTCATGGCGTTCAGCTCCTACACTACCCTTGACTGTTGGCGGCAGACCCGAAACGGACTTGATCCAGATTCGCAATATCGAAGGACTTGATCCAGTCAAGGCTTCTGTTGGCACATCTGCGTATGGGTCAGTTGATGGGGCTTCTTACGTTGGTAGCAGTGTATTGAGTCGTAATATCGTTCTTACACTGCATCCAAACCCGAATTGGGATGATTGGACATACGAAGCTCTTCGACGATTGATCTATTCATATTTCATGCCCAAAATGTCCACAAAGTTGGTATTTTACAGCGATGATCTGGATCCAGTAGAAATCACGGGTATTGTAGAGGATGTTTCGGTTAATCAATTCAGTAAGGATCCTGAGATCAATGTCTCGATCATCTGTCCAGACCCATATTTCACATCTCTCGATCCAAAGGTTGTTACAGGACAAACAATTCAAGGAGCTGTTGGCAACCCAGTTACAATAGATTACAAGGGAAGTGTAGAGTCTGGGATAAATGTCAAAGTCACATTCGTTTCAGGAATTAGTCCTACTCAAATCAAAGTTCAAATTGGAGATCCGACAATTCAATACTTCATATCGGATGCTTCAGTAGATGCAAATCTCTTTTACGAAATGAATTCTGTTCCCTTGAAGAAATACGTGCAAAACGTCAATATTGGATCGGGTGTCATTACGAGTCTTCTGTCCAAATCTCATATGGAAGAGGGATCGGAATGGCCGCTTCTCCAACCTGGAGAAAATGAATTCTCTGTTTCCACAGATTCAGCAGGGCAGGATTGGGAGCTGTCATATTTCGAGCGTTTTGGCGGGCTTTGATGGAGCTTTATACTCTCAATCGCAAGTTTCTCAAGGAAACAGTCGCCGATGACTTTCTTTCAGTCATTTGGACAGAGAGATATTACGGAGATAGTGTCGTTGAGATGGTCATTCCTGAGAATTCTCCACTTGTGCAGAGCTTGACCACCGGAAAATTTCTAGCTCTCAAAGGATCTCAGGAAGTTATGATCCTCGAGACCTCTAATATCGAAGATGGAAAGCTAAAAGTTACCGGAATTTCGCTTTTGACCTGGCTGAATAACAGATTTGTTCGGACGAGTGCCAAACACGAAGATAGATATTGGTATATCGACGGAAATTCTCCTGGGTGGATTTTGTGGGCGATTATTTACTATATGTGTCATAAAGATAGCCCTTATATGACCGGAGCGATCGATGTAGGCATCCCAAATCCTCAGAGATTCGCTATTCCTGGTCTATATTTGATCGATTGTGATCAAACGCTTCCTGGAGTCAAAGTTGGCGTGCCATTTGGACCGGTTTTTGACGCTATGAAGGAAATTGCCACAACATATGAAATTGGAATGCAGTTGCTGCTTACTGCGGCCGATTCCAGTTCATATTCTCTCGGGTTTCGGAGTTATAGGGGTTTGGATCGCACAAGTGGTCAAACTACGAACCCGGTTATTCGATTTTCTCCACAAATGGATTCG